TGGGCGCTGGGAAACTACGGTTTCGAGCTTTGGGTGACGTTTGCGGACGGGACCAAGCGCATCGCGCTCCGGGGCAACCTTGTGCTCTTGGCATCGTTCTCCGCGCTCCCCAGCGGATCGAGCGCCGTCTCAAAGCTCCAGACTATCGTGGACTCCCTCGAATCCATGATTGCGGGCAACGCCCCCGACGGGGTGAAGAAATACAAGATCAACAACCGCGAGCTTGAACGCTATTCAGCGATCGAACTTCTCAGCCTCCTTAAATACTGGCGCGGGCGGCTCCTGGCTGAAAAGCGCCGGGCTTCAGGCGAATTGAGAATTGGGCGTCGCATCGAAATGCACTTTTAACGTATGGGTTTCCTCTCAAAACTGTTTGGCGGTGGAGGAACCGAAGAACGTTCGGCAACCGTTGTTGGAAAGCGCGCCGGGCGCATGATGAACGCGGCAGGGCTTCTTCAGCAGGCAGCCGCAACGGGCCGCCTTGAGCAGTCTTGGCAGACGTGGCCGACGACCCCAGACGCTCTGATTTACCAGAACTGGCGCGTTCTCGTGGCCCGCTCCCGCGAGCAGTACGAGAACAACGACCACGCTCGGAAGTTCATTCAGATGGTCCGCGAAAACGTTGTGGGGCCGTGCGGTTTCGAGCTTCAGGCCGGGATCAAAGATCCGAATGGGACCACGGACATCCTTGCGTCCAAAGCAATCGAAGAAGCGTTTGACGCATTCAGCCGCAAGGGGACGTTTGAAATCACCGGCACGATGTCCCGCACCGAAGTCGAGCGGCTCATCGTTGCGACGGTCGCCATTGACGGCGAGGTGTTTGCGGTGAAGGTGCGAGGCGCCGAAGCGCCAAATGGGACGTTTTGCGTCCAGCTCATGGACCCGATGCTTGTGCATCCGCAGCATTTCGAGCCCCTCGGGAATGGGAACTCCATCCGGCACGGCATCGAGTTTACCCCCGCAGGCCGCCCGGTGGCGTACTACTTCCAGCAATACGACGAGCGTCAAGTGGGCTACGTCCAAATGACTTGGAAAAGCGCCATGCGGATCCCTGCGGAAGACGTCATCCACCTCTTCGTCCCCGAGAAAATCGGGCAGAAGCGCGGGCTCCCGTGGATGCGGACGGCGCTCTGGCGGATGCGGATGCTCTCTGGCTTTGAAGACGCGGCGGTCACCAACGCGCGGATTGGCGCGGCAAAGATGGGCTTTTTCCGCGACCCCAACATGGACAGCGAACCGGGGGACGAGCCTTTCCAGATGGACGCCGAGCCGGGCGTCTTTGAAGACATTGGGAGCAAAGAGTTCGTCCAGTTCAACCCGCAATTCCCGAGCGATAATTTCGACCCGTTTGTCAAAGCGATGCTTCGCAGCATCGCAAGCGGCTTGGGCGTTTCCTATAACAACATCGCCAACGACCTCACCTCGGTTAATTTCAGCTCGATCCGGCAGGGGGCGCTCGATGAGCGCGAGGTTTGGAAGGGGCTTCAGGAGTGGTTCATCTCGTCTTGGTGCTGGCCGGTCTACGAGGCTTGGCTTCAGATGGGCCTCCTCTCGAACAGCATCACGGTCGCGGGCAAGCCTTTGAAATTCGAGCGACTTGAGAAATACAAGGCCGTGTCGTGGCAGGGCCGCCGGTGGAGTTGGATTGATCCGGCTTCCGAAATGAGCGCGAACCAAATCGCCCTCGCACTCAACCTCACCTCTCCGTCCGCCATCATCCGCGACTCCGGGCGCGACCCCGAAGACGTCTTCGAGGAAATCGCTCGGGACAAAAAGGAGAAGGCGCGCCTCGGCATCGAAGATGTTCCGCTCCCGGGCTCACCCCAAGCGCAACAGCAGCAGCAGCAAAAACCAAAACCAAAACCAAGCAATGACTAACGAAGAACAGCAGGAACTTTCAATGAAACGCTCCCAAGCCATCATGGCAGTAGCGCAAGCGTGGGGAATCCAAACGCACGTGGGGCTGACCGCCCTTGTAACGGCGATCGGCAACATCCAGCTTTTGGATTCCAAAAACCGCGACTATGGGACGCAAAACATTGCGCGGCACGGTGAAGTGGGCGTGATTGTGCGAGCTTCAGACAAGCTCGCTCGGCTTGAGACATTGGCCTTTTCAGGCCGCGCCCCAAACCATGAAGCGGTGATGGACTCGTGGCGCGACCTCTCGCTCTACGGTTTAATTGGTCAGCTCTGCAACGCTGGCGCATGGCCGGGACTTCAGCCGCAGCCGCAGCCGCAAGTTGTCACAATGGGCGGCCCGAGCGAAGCGCCTCAGCCTTTGGCTCCTGAAATTGTGCGGGAGGAGCAACCAGCCAAAGCCACTCCTGAAATAGTGGAAGAACCTCGCAGGAAGAAAACGCACAAGACCCGGCTGAAGCGGTCTCTTAATGTTCACCCACATGAAGGTTGACCTCGAAGCTTTTGTTGCCGAACCGCAGCGGCGGAGCGGCGTCTTTGAGGCTTCTACCGCAAACGCTGAAAAGCGAACCATTGAGCTTTCTTTCAGTTCGGAAATTGAACTGGAGCGGTGGCCGGGCATGCTTGAAGTGCTCAGCCACGAAGCAGGAGCCGTGCAGCTTGACCGCCTAAACAGCGGCGCTCCGCTCCTGTTTAACCATGACCTTGACGAGGTGCTGGGAGTTGTCGAATCCGCGAACATCGGGGCAGATCGGAAAGGCCGGGCGGTTGTCCGGTTTGGAAATTCCGAGCGCGCTTCCGAAGTTTTTCGCGACGTGCAGGACGGAATCTTGCGCAACGTCTCCGTTGGCTACCGCATCAAGGAAATCAAACTCGACGAAAGCCGCGACGACATTGACCGCTACGTGGTCCGCTCTTGGGAACCTTACGAGGTTTCGATTGTGACGGTCCCGGCAGACACTTCCGTTGGCGTCGGTCGCTCGCTCAAACCTCCAACTCATCCCAAAACTATGGAATCCAATCAAAACGCCTCCTCTGGGGGCGCGCAGGCTCC